GTTCGTATCTCTGGAATTTTTAATGACGTAGTGCTTGATAGTTCCTTGGAAGATTTGCAATCAATCACCAAGTTGCTCAAACGCGCAGGGCCAGAGGGCGAACGTGCTATGAGCGAACTGAAGGGACAGACGATTCAATGGCTCAAAGGCCAAGCTACTGGCATCAACGGGATTACAAAAGCAGATGCTTTTCGCAAGGCAATTGACAAATTAGAAATTGAAGACAAGCTAACTGAGTTGTTTGGCAAGGCTGGCCGCGAGCAAATTCTTGATTTACGCGATACGGTCAAGGACGCGATGGTCAAGAGGCCAGAGGCAACAAATTATTCAAACACCGCTAGCGCGTTGCTGCGTGGGTTGGAAAAAATGTCTGCGTTGAGAATTCCTGGCGCGAAAACGCTTGCAGAAATGAAGCAAGGGTCTATCACCAAACAACAGGCCAAAGAAGCCGCAACCTTCAACGCTCTCGCTCCCGCCAACCAAAACAAATTGGTCCCATGATGGTTACTCTATCCGAAGTCGATCACAAAATTGACGCCCACGTGGACATTTGCGCTGTCCGGTACGAAGGCATTGAGAAAGAAACGCGGGGTATCCACGCTCGGATCAAGCGACTAGAGCAGATCTTGGTTGGTGGTTGTGGGGCAATCATTATGCTGTTGCTGACTATACTGACTAGGGGTCACTAAACTTTCACCGTCTGTTCATAAGATACGGTTTCCCACCACCTTTTTGGACGCTGACATGAAAGACGTGATTATTGAAGTTATTGACGGCTCGGAGCCAGTTGAGGCACTTCAGGCTTTGTTTGCTGTTGTGTACGCTGTTGCCGCAGAAAACGGCATTGAGCGGTTTACCTTGAATGAATTGTTTTCATCAACGGTGGACGCGCACTTTCAAGTTGCTGACGCTGCTGAAGAAATCGACGAACAGACTGACGAGTAATCTTCCAGCAACACAACCGTGGTATCTGGTGGGTTCGTTCTAAAGGGATGAATAATGCCTCCAGTACCACGGTTGTCGGATAAAGAATTTCTGGAGTTGTGGGATCAACATAGATCTCCAGCGGTAATAGCGCAACTCACCGGATTTTCTCAAAGACATATCCACACCAAACGAAGAGCGCTTGAGGGCAAACTCAAGATACAACTTGCCGCCACTGGCGCTCAATTACACATTCAAAAATCTAGGCACAAAGCCGGCTTAACTGACGGCATAGCGCTGGTCTTTTCTGACGCGCACTTCTGGCCTGGAATCAGAACCACTGCATTCAAAGGTCTGCTCTGGGCCATTAACGAACTAAAGCCACACGTTGTCATCAACAACGGCGACGCATTTGATGGAAGCGCGATTAGCAGGCACCCTAGAATCGGTTGGCAAAACGTCCCAAACGTTAAGCAGGAACTTGACGCCTGCCAGTTGGCGTTAAAAGAAATTGAAGACGCTTGCGAAAAAGCGCGGCATTACACGCAATTGATCTGGCCGCTGGGTAACCACGACTCTAGGTTTGAGTCTCGCTTATCGCAGGCAGCGCCGCAGTTTGAAGGCGTGGGTGGCACCGCGCTTAAAGATCACTTTCCTAAATGGAAAACCTGCTGGACTTGCTGGTTGTCAGATGACGTAGTGGTCAAGCACCGGTACAAGTCAGGCGTGCACGCTACTCACCAGAACACCGTTTCGGCGGGAACCTCGATTATCACCGGGCATCTACACAGTCTCAAGGTCACGCCGTTCGGTGATTTTCGGGGAACCCGTTGGGGGGTCGATACCGGATGTTTGGCAGAAATAGACGGACCTCAATTTTTGGATTACTTAGAAGACAACCCGGTCAATTGGAGGTCTGGTTTCGCTGTTTTGACCATGAAAGATAACAAGCTATTGTGGCCTGAGTTGGTGAGTAAGCATTCCGAGGGTATTATTGACTTCCGTGGGTCACTGATAGATGTGAGCAAATTATGAGCGAAAAGTTGGAAGCCAAGTCGCAGTTGATTGAAAAAACTGCGTTTGCTATCTTGCCGATCCTGTTTACTTGCGTTGTCTATCTGATGACTGCGCTTGATAAACTGACGCACGATGTGACGGTGCTCAACGCCAAGATCAGTCTTGTGGTCACAAGCGACAACAAACAAGCCGTGAACTCCGGGGCTGAACTGGCGCGGGAGAAGCTGCGCCAAGATTTGGAAAAGCAGATCCACGAAAACCGCGAACTGATTCACATCAACCGCGAGCGCATTGTCATCCTTGAAGAACGGCTAAGAAAGTGATGGAAGTAATCGACCTTTTTTTTAAGGCCTGGCCGGTTCTGCTAGCGATCATCACGCTTATCGTTGTGCTGTCTAAGTTAGATTTGCGCGTGGCGGTGCTGGAAGAGAAAATGAAAGCCGCGTGGGAACAGATAAACAAGGCAAAAAATGGCTGACTTTAACCCCGCTTTTGAAAAGATGATCCACGACGAAGGTGGGTATCAGTTGACCGACATTCCCGGTGACAGGGGAGGACAAACGTATGCAGGCATTGCAAGAAAACCCAACCCAGACTGGGCGGGGTGGCAACACATCGACCGCAAAGACTTTGGGTCAGCTACGCCTCTGGTCCGTGAATTCTATAAATCTAATTTTTGGGATCGTGTCCGAGGTGACGATATTAAGGACCAAGCTATCGCGGAAACCATCTTCAACTTCGGCGTCAACACGGGAGTCGGCGTCGCAATCAAGCTCGCCCAACTCATCGTCGGCGTCACCCCAGACGGGGCAATCGGGCCAAAAACCGTCGAACGCTTAAATATTTGTACGCCAGAAAAGTTTTTACCAGCATACGCACTAGCAAAAATCAGCCGGTACGCGCAGATCTGTAACAAGGACAGATCTCAATCCAAGTTCTTGCTTGGCTGGATTAATCGCACCCTGCAAGGACTCAAGTAATGGACCTAATCGGTATAGGAAGCATAATTGAAGGCGTGGGGAAGGTTGCCGGTGACCTCATTACCACCGATAAAGAAAGGCTCCAGATGGCACTTGAGGAACGGAAACTCAATCTGGAGGAAAAGAAGATTGACCAAGCCACCGACCTGGCCCAAGTCGAAATTAACAAGATTGAAGCTGGAAGCGCTAGCGTATTTGTCGCTGGCTGGCGTCCTGCTGTCGGTTGGGTTGGGGTTGCTGGTCTGGCTTACCAGTTCTTAGGCTACCCGCTCATGCAGTGGGTTTGGGCGTTTGGGCAGAGCGTTGACCTTATCCCCAAAGGTCTAGCCGCTCCGCCCGATCTGCAAACTGATCAACTGATGGTGTTACTGTCCGGGTTGTTGGGTTTCGGGGGGATGCGAAGTTTTGAGAAATCTAAAGGAGTCGCCGCGAAGTAGGTGACGGTAGGCATCAATAGCCGTTTTGAGATCAGAGTTTAGCGCCTCAATCTCCGCATTCAGCAGTTTTATACGCTCGGTTGCTTCCTTGGCAAACTGCACAAGGTTTTGGTACTGCCACGTTTCAAAATCAGCCATGATGTGCCTCAAGAAGTTTGATTGAGTATTCTAAAAAATTTTCCTTCGGTAGATTTCTAAGAAAATATACCGGGTCGGATTCGTTGCGGTACTGATGCGGGCGGTCTGGGCCTTGGATCGCGGTGTATGCCCACAGTTCGCCTTTTGGTGTTGTGACCATGCGGCGGTCAATCACACCCTTTTCGTACATTCTGCTCAACTGGCCTACCAACGTCCTGCGATTCAGACGCGGGAAAGGCATCTCTGGCATTGTACATTCGCCGTGTGCCATTAAGAATTCAATGACTTCGTTGCTCATTTGATGACCTTCTCAATTAGGTTTCGTGCCAACGGGGTCTGTCCCAGCAACCAGCCCTGCACCCGTCCCATGTCCCAGGTGATGACCTTAAACTGGTTGGGCTTTTGGTAGCCCGTACTGATCTGGGACTTATCCCAATCTTTTATCAATTTTCCTTTGATAATCACTTCGTCACCTCTTGTAGTTTTTGCACATAATGGTTGCACTTGCCCGCATCGTCAGAATCTTTCTTACCCTGGCGCATCGCGTACTTGATGATGTTGCCTTTTAAGAACCCAACAAATTCTTGATGGGTCAGGACCGATTGCATGACATCCCACGGGGTGACTTCCATTTCTTTGTAATGGCTACCACCGACTTGTAAGTCATCTGCTTTCATGATGCCCCTCAAAACAGAGCATCAGGCACGTTAGACAGATCCAACTTTGGCTTGCGCGGGCGCTTTTGCACAATGTGCGGGTATGGCGGCACAAACCACACCCACCGCACGACGCGCCCTTCGTCATCTAGGATGCCGTACCTCACGTGTTTTTCTCCCGCAGCATCTTGTCAATTGCTTCGGTCAGATCAACAAACCAGTCGATCTCTGGCTCGCCATAATCCTTCCACAATTTACCCCACTCTTCGTCGCTCAAGCTTTCCCAAGGCAGCGGCCTGCGCTCTAAATTCATTCTTAAACCCCATTGGTCTTGATTTGGTAAAACAGGTAGCGCACTTCCAGCGGAATTGCTTACCATTTGCTGTCGGAACTTTCACAGTGCCAGAGTTGACTTGGCACTGCTGACACGTTGGCATCATTTACAATCTTGCTTTCAAAACGATTTCAAGATCACCAATCGTAATGCTGCGTGGGCGACCTTTGAAGATCGCATCTTCAACCCACGGGCGGCGCCACATACAGCGCAACTCAGGCTTGGCGCGAGAGTTCATCAATTGGTCCGTGGTATACGTCACGCCGCCCAACCCAACCCATTCATGCGGTCGGACGTAGTGCGGCACAATGATCTGGTTGGTGTTAGGAATACGAAACACCGGCTCCAGTTCGTAGTCAGTGTTGCGTTGTCCAAGTTCAGTCACGCTAAAGTTGACCTTGTACTTTGGATCTTGTTTCTTTGTCATCTCTGCTCTCCGATTTTAGTTTTGGCATCTTCAAACCCATATCCCACAATGACTCGATGCCCACAGCCTTGTAGGTATTCAATCCAATCTTTCTGTTCTGGTCGTACTACACCTCCTTTCTGACGTTTCATCTCAATCCACAATCCCCAGGCCGGCACAAACAGGTCAGGAACCCCGGCACTGACGCCTTCGGTCTTGAGCCTAGCCGCCACACTGATGCTGCGCTTTTCGCCGTTTGGGATGGCAAAAATACGCACATCTGGGTAAGTCTGTCGGAACCAGCGCACCATCTCGCGTTGCTCTTCATGTTCAGTTGGCATTACCATTTGCGCTTCACCACTCGAAAGAATTTTCCATCGCGTTTGTACTCGATGGATACTGGGGGAAACCCTTGGTTCATCTG